TGATAGTGTTGATGAGGAGCTTACGGGTCTTGACACCACTATTGACTGGAAGAATACAGATGACAACTCCTATGATGGTGAAAAGCTTATGTTGTTAGTCCATGATGAAAGTGGTAAGTGGATAAAACCAAATAATATACTTAACAACTGGAGGGTTACTAAAACTTGTTTGAGGTTAGGTAGTAAGATAATAGGTAAGTGTTTGATGGGTTCTACTTCAAATGCTTTAGATAAGGGTGGTAGTAATTTTAAGAAGCTTTACGAAGACTCTGATGTAACTACAAGAAACGCCAACGGACAAACTAAGAGCGGTATGTATTCTTTGTTTATTCCTATGGAAATGAACATGGAAGGTTTTATAGATATATATGGGCAGCCTGTTCTTAGAGCTCCCAATGAAAGATGTAAAGGTGTTGATGGAGAGTGGATTACCAACGGAGCTATAGACTACTGGCAAGCTGAAGTAGATTCATTAAAATCAGATGCAGATGCGCTGAACGAATTTTACAGACAGTTTCCAAGAACAGAGTCACACGCATTTAGAGATGAGAGCAAGTCTTCTCTTTTTAATCTTACAAAGATATACCAGCAGATAGATTATAATGACTCTTTAATACTAGAGCATCATTTAACAAGAGGGAACTTTTATTGGCAGAATGGTATTAAAGATACCAAGGTAGCTTTTAGTCCTGATAAGCGAGGAAGGTTTTTAGTTGGCTGGATACCTTCTAAAAGCTTGCAGAATAATGTGATTGATAGAAGAGGTATTAAGTTTCCAGGCAACGACCATATAGGAGCGTTTGGATGTGACTCATACGATATATCTGGAACTGTAGGTGGAGGAGGTTCTAACGGAGCGTTGCACGGAATGACTAAGTTTAGCATGGAAGAAGCTCCTGCAAATGAATTTTTCTTAGAGTATGTGGCTAGGCCACAGACGGCTGAGATATTTTTTGAAGAAGTTTTGATGGCCTGTGTGTTTTATGGTATGCCTATACTGGTAGAGAATAATAAACCTAGATTACTATACCATTTTAAGAATAGAGGATATAGAGGATTTTCTATGAATAGACCCGACAAACACATATCCAAGTTATCAAAAACAGAGAAAGAGCTAGGGGGTATACCTAATAGTTCTGAAGATGTGAAGCAGTCTCATGCTGCTGCAATCGAATCTTACATAGAAAAAAATGTAGGGATAGATTTTGATGGACAGTTTAGAGAGTCTGGAGATATGGGGAATATGTTGTTTACCAGGACTTTAGAGGACTGGGCAAAGTTTGATATAAGTAACAGAACTAAGTTTGATGCTAGTATTAGTTCTGGATTAGCGATTATGGCTACACAAAGGCATATGTATCAAGTCGAGAAAAAACAATCAAAAATAAACCTTAACTTTGCAAGGTATACAAATAAGGGAACTTTAAGTGAATTAATAAGATAGATGAAGGATGTTACAATAGACATTGCATCTACAGGCTTTCCAAGTCAATTTGTTTCAGATGCAGAAAAAGCAACTGACGAATTTGGTTTACAGATAGGACAGGCTATTCAATACGAATGGTTTAAGAAAGATGGAAACCAGTGTAGATACTACAATCAATGGAGAGACTTTCACAGACTGCGTTTATACGCAAGAGGAGAGCAATCAATAGCCAAATATAAAAACGAAATTGCAGTAGATGGAGACTTGTCTTATCTAAATTTAGACTGGACACCAGTTCCTATATTGCCAAAGTTTGTAGATATCGTTGTTAACGGTATGCAAGACCGAGAGTTTAAGGTTAAGGCTTATGCTCAAGACGCATTATCTCAAGCAAAAAGAAGTAAGTATCAAGATATGATAGAGGGGCAAATGGCCGCTAAAGATATCTTGACTACGATACAAGAGCAGACAGGTGTAGACCCTTTTATTATGGACCCTGATGAACTTCCATCATCTGATGAGGAGTTGTCTCTTTATATGAACCTAAACTATAAGCCTGCTATTGAAATAGCGGAGGAGGAAGCAATTGATACGATGTTTGCTGAAAATCACTATGATGATATTCGTAAGCAAATAGACTATGACTCTACAGTTATAGGTATGTCTGTGGCAAAACATGAGTTCCTACCTGGAGCTGGAGTTCAAATATCTTATGTAGACCCAGCTAATGTTGTATACAGCTACACTGAAGACCCTCACTTTAAAGATTGTTTCTATTGGGGTGAGATTAAAACTTTACCTATTGCTGAACTATTAAAAATAGACCCTAGCCTTACTCGTGAAGATTTAGAAGAGATATCTAAATACAGTCAGAGCTGGTATGACTATTATAATGTAGCTCAGTTTTATGAGAATGATATTTTTTATAGAGACACTTGTACTCTAATGTATTTTAATTATAAGACCACTAAGAAGATGGTTTATAAGAAGAGAATACTTGAGGGTGGTGGTTCTAAGATGATAGAAAAAGACGATACTTTTAATCCTCCAGAAGAAATGATGGAAGACGGAAAGTTTGAGAAAATAGAAAAGACTATTGATGTATGGTATGACGGAGTGATGGTTATGGGAACTAACATAATTCTCAAGTGGGAGCTTGCTAAGAATATGGTTAGACCAAAGTCTTCTTCTCAGCACGCCTTACCTAATTATGTTGCCGTAGCACCAAGAATGTATAAAGGAGTTATTGAGTCTTTAGTAAGACGAATGATTCCTTTTGCTGATTTAATACAGGTTACTCATTTAAAGTTACAGCAAGTTATTGCTAGAACTGTACCGGATGGTGTGTATATAGATGCAGATGGACTTAATGAAGTCGACCTGGGGACAGGAGCGGCGTATGACCCATCTGATGCATTAAGACTATACTTCCAAACAGGTAGTGTAGTGGGTAGAAGTTACACGCAGGATGGAGAATACAATCAAGGTAAAGTTCCGATACAACAGCTTACAAGCAGTTCAGGCGCTTCTAAGACACAAATGCTTATAGCTAACTATAACCATTACTTAGATATGATTCGCTCTGTAACAGGCTTAAATGAAGCGAGAGACGGTTCTACGCCATCTCCAGATGCTTTAGTTGGTGTTCAGAAGTTAGCAGCATTAAATTCAAACACTGCAACAAGACACATATTAGACGGTAGTCTATATATATACAGAAGCCTATCGGAAGCATTAACTTATCGTATCGCAGATATTTTAGAGTATGCAGACTTTAAGGAAGACTTTATAAATAAGATTGGTAAATACAATGTAAGTATACTTGGTGAAATATCAGACTTATATATTTATGACTTTGGTGTGTTTATAGAGTTGTCTCCAGACGAAGAGCAAAAAGCTATGCTGGAGCAGAATATACAGATGGCTTTATCTAAACAAGATATTAATCTTGAAGATGCCATTGATATTCGTGAGATTAAAAATCTTAAACTTGCTAATCAATTATTGAAAGTTAAGAGACTTGCTAAGCAGGAGCGTGATGAAAAGATGGCTATGCAAAAGCAAGCAATGACAGCTCAACAACAGCTCAAGTCTCAGGAGATGGCTGCGCAAGTAGCACTTCAGAAGATAGAGCTTGAAACGCAATCTAAGATGAAAGTTAAGCAAGCTGAGATAGCTTTTGAAATTGAAAAACAAAAAGCAGAAGCTCAACTTAAATCTAACTTAATGCAGCAAGAGTTTAATTATAACTTACAATTGCATGGTATGACTGAGCAATCTTTATCAAACAGAGAAGACTCTAGAGAGAAAGCTAAGTCTGATAGAATTAGTCAACAAAATACTGAACAGAGTAAATTGATTTCACAACGTAAAAATAATTTACCTCCACAGAATTTTGAATCTAATGAAGATAGCCTAGATGGCTTTGATTTATCTGAGTTTTCACCTCGATAATGAGCATTAAAATTTTAAGTAAATTTGTAATCTAAATTAAATTAAATGGAATTAAAAGTACGAGCGGTTGATGCCGTTGAAGAAAAGTCAGTACAAGAGGTTGAACAGGAACTTCTTGACAAGCATGAGGAGAAGTTAAATGATACTTCTGAATCAACAGAAGAAACTCCTCAGATAAAAATGGATTTTGCTGAAGATAGTGTCGTTGAAGACACTCCTAAAGCAGAAGAAGAAAAAACTGAAGATACGCCCGAGCAAGTTGAAGAACCAGCCGAGCTATCTGAACAAGACGTTCTTTCATATATTGGAAAAAGATATGGTAAGGAAATTAATTCACTAGATGAATTAAATGCAGCAAGACAAGAAGCTGAAGAGCTTCCAGAAGATGTTGCAGCTTACTTTAAGTATAAAAAAGAAACAGGAAGAGGTATTGAAGACTATGTAAAATTACAAAGAGACTTTAGTGCTATGAATCCTGATTCTTTGCTAAGAGAGTATTTGACAGTTACAGAAGGCGAAGGTTTAGACCCTGAAGATATTGATTCTCTAATGGAGGATTATTCTTGGGATGAAGAACTAGATGAAGAGTCTGTAATTAAAAAAACAAAATTAGCAAAAAAGAAAACTATTGCTAAAGCGAAGAAGTTTTTTAATGAGCAAAAAGAATTATACAAGCAACCCCTTGAGTCGAGACCGGTTGTTGATTCTCAGAGCGACAATGAAGAACTTCAAGAGTATAGGCAATATTTAGAATCTGTTAAAACTCAACAACAGGAAAGTGAGGCAAAACGTAATTGGTTTTTAAAAGAAACCGATAAAGTTTTTACTGAAGATTTCAAAGGTTTTGATTTCGTGCTTGACGACAAAACAGTAACCTTCTCTCCAGGTGATGCGCAGACAATTAAAAAAACTCAAGAGACTCCAATGAACTTTATTAATAAGTATTTGGATGACAAAGGTTTAATTAGTGACGCTGCCGGATACCATAGAGCTTTATCAATCGCAATGAATCCTGACAAATTTGCTAAGTTCTTTTATGAGCAAGGCAAGTCTGAAGCTACGGAAGATGTAATACGCAAAACTAAAAATATAAATATGAGCGAGCGTAGAGCGCCTGAAGTAACTAATAAAGGAGGATTTCAAGTTAAGTCAGTTAACCCTGATTCGGGACGAGGCTTAAAAATAAGAAGTATTAAACGAAAATAAATTTTAAAAATTAATTATTATGGCAGGAGCAGTTCAAGCAACCCCTGGGTTTGCTTTACAACCGAGTGCAGAACAGGTGCCTTTGGCAACTAACTACATTACAAACTTTGATTTCTTAAATCAGTATTTACCTGATACTTATGAAAAAGAGTTTGAGCGATATGGAAATCGTACAATTGCATCTTTCTTACGTTTAGTAGGAGCAGAGATGCCTTCTAACTCTGACCTTATCAAGTGGGCAGAGCAAGGAAGATTACACACTAAATATGTTAACTGTGCATCAGCAGGAAATGCTGGTGACGATACAGCTACAATCACAGTAGGTGATGCATTAGTACCTGGTACTGGAAGCATTGCAATTAGAGTAGGACAGACTGTTGTTATCTCTGATAATGCAGGAGCTGGATTAAACAAAGGTATTGTTACAGCCGTGAATACGGGAGCAGCAACTTTTGATGTAGCTTATTATGAAGCAGCTGGACAAGTTGGTGCAGCTGGACTTACAAGAACAGTGTTTATTTATGGTTCTGAATTTAAAAAAGGAACTAGTGGAATGGTAGGCTCATTAGAAGCTGATGACGTTATCTTTGATAACTCACCAATTATCATCAAAGACAAATACGCTGTAAGCGGGTCTGACATGGCGCAAATTGGATGGGTAGAAGTAACTACTGAAAACGGAGCATCTGGATACTTATGGTATCTTAAATCAGAGCACGAAACTCGTCTACGTTTTGACGACTATTTAGAAACAGCAATGATTGAAGCTGTACCAGCAGAAGCTGCGTCAGGAGCAATCGCAGCTGGAGGAGATGTAGGGAACAAAGGTTCTGAAGGTATCTTCTATGTAGTTGAAAATCGTGGAAATGTGTGGGGCGGTGGAAACCCAGCTGCACTAGCTGACTTTGATGCAGTAATCTCGCGTTTAGATAAGCAAGGTTCTATTGAGGAAAATGTAATTTTCGTTGATAGAGAATTTAGCTTTGATATTGATGATATGTTAGCGGCTCAGAACTCTTATGGAGCTGGTGGAACATCTTATGGTTTATTTGACAATGACAAAGACATGGCATTAAACCTAGGATTCACTGGATTCCGTAGAGGATATGACTTCTACAAGTCTGACTGGAAATACTTAAATGACCCAACTATGCGTGGCGGTCTTCCTACTGGAGCTAACTCAGGCCGTGTAAACGGACTATTAGTACCAGCTGGTTCTACTACAGTATACGACCAGATTTTAGGTAAGAATGCGAAGAGACCATTCCTTCATGTTCGATACAGAGCTTCTGAAACTGAAGACAGACGTTACAAAACTTGGATTACAGGTTCTGCTGGCGGTGCTGCTACTTCAAGCTTAGACGCTATGGAAGTACACTTCTTGTCAGAAAGAGCTGTATGTACTTTAGGTGCAAACAACTTCTTCTTATTCCAAGAGTAGTATTATTACCAAGGGAGGTTTAACCGCCTCCCTTTTTTTTTAAATCTAATTAAATTTATATATAATGAAAAAAAACACATTAGTAGACAAGGTCTACAAACTTACTAGAGATAGAGCCCCAATATCTTTCTTATTACCTTCAGGCGGCTCAAGAAGACAACCCTTATTACATTTTGATGAAGACAAAGGAATCAACCGAGTGTTGAGATATTCTCCTAATCAAAAGTCTTGTTTTGAAGATGAGCAAGATGGACAAGTAGTTAGAGAGCCTATTGACTTTGTGGATGGCTTTTTAAGAGTTCCAAAAACAAATCCTGTATTGCAAGAGTTTTTATATTATCACCCATTAAACGGAAAAAAGTTTATTGAGGTTAATGAAGAAAAAGACGCAGCAGCAGAGATTGAACAATTAAACGTAGAAGCAGATGCTCTTATTGAAGCTAGAAAGCTTTCTGTAGACCAGGTAGAGACCATATCAAGGGTTTTGCTGGGTAGAAATACAGAGCAAATGAGTACAGCAGAGCTTCGTAGAGATATATTAATCTTTGTTAAGCGAGACCCTCATACGTTCTTAAAAATGATTAATGACCCTATGTTAAAGCTACAGTCTAATGTTCAGCTATTTTTTGACAAAGGATTATTGTCATTTAGAAATAAACAAAAGGAAGTATGGTTTAACACATCTACCAATAAGAAGAAGATGTTGACTGTGCCTTTTGGGGAAGACCCAATGTACATTGTATCATCGTATTTACAGAGTGACGATGGCATAGAGTCTTTGAAGATGTTAGAAAAATTGCTAGAAGATTAGTGGTTGTGGAGAGAGGTCAAAAATAATTGACCTCTTTTTTTTTGCTTATCTTTGTAAAAAAGAAAGCGATGATAAACGCTGTTAGAAATACAGTTCTTGCTATCCTTAACAAGAATAATTACGGTTACATATCTCCATCAGATTTTAACTTGTTTGCTAAGCAAGCTCAGTTAGATATTTTTGACGAATACTTTATATCTTACAATAATCAGGTTAACAAACAAAATGGAAGAGTATCAGGAACTGGATACGCAGATATTCAAAGAGGATATGAAGAAGTAATAGATACTTTTTCAGTCACAGCAAGCTTGTCTCAAAGTGTATTAAATGAATACACAGTTCCTACCGCAGCAACTACAGGTTCGGACTATTATCTTTTAAATAAAGTTTTAATATATAGTAATGTTATTTCATCAGGGACAACTACTGCAACTGGAGGAGGTAATACGCAGTTAATAGATTCAGGAGCAACATTTCAAACAGATGGAGTGGCAGTAGGAGATATTGTTTCTGTGGTTTTAGCAAATTCAGTAGTCACAAATTTAAAAGTTGTTTCTGTAACTAACGAAACTACAATAGTTTTAAACGTAGCCTCTTTAACAACAACAGGTATTTCTTATAGTATTTATAAAAAAATTAATTTAAAAAATGAAGCAGAGCCAGTTAGTCATAGCAAAATAACTATGCTTAGCAAATCAATGCTTACTGCTCCTAACGTTACTTTCCCCGCATACACACAAGAAGGAAATATATTGACATTATATCCTGATTCTATAAATGAAATAGGTAGAGTGGTATCGCAATATATTAGATATCCTAAAGACCCTAAATGGACTTATATTTCTCTTACAGGTGGAGAGCCTATTTTTGACCAGTCTCAGTCTGACTATCAAGATTTTGAATTACCTCAAGATGATGTAAATAATTTAGTTGCTAGAATATTACAATACGCAGGTATGTCTATTAGAGAGATAGCCACAGTGCAGTTTGGTCAAGCTATAGAACAACAAGAAAACCAAGAACAATAGTATGGCATATTTATCACAATATCAATATTACGAAAATGCAGGAGCGGCTCCTACCAATAAAAATTGGGGGTCTTACCAGTATGTAAGCTTGGAAGATATAGTAAATAATTTTCAGTTAATGTATTCTGGAAACCACTCGCTAGTTAATAACGAGGAAAGGTACAAGATATTGTTTCATGCAAAGCGCGGGATACAAGAGCTTAACTATGATGCGTTTATGGAAGTAAAAGCTTTAGAGCTTACTGTATTTGATAATCTTACTTTTGTTTTACCTAACGACTATGTAAACTGGATTCGTATATCTTTATATAAAGACGGATGGCTTAGACCTTTGAATGAGAACATTCAGGTTAACTCTGCTCAAGCATACTTGCAAGGAGCAGGAGGAACTCTTACATTCAACTCAGACGGAACTGTAATTACTACTGACTCGCAGCTTGATACTGAAAGAAAAAACGGTCAACAAAACAGTATATATTTAAATAAAAATAACGCTGATGACCAAATACCCGCTGACACCCAAGCTAACTGGTATGCAGATTATACTATTGGAGCGCGTTATGGTTTAAATACAGAAACCGCTAATATAAATCCTACTTTTAGAATAGATAAAAAAGCAGGAGTTATAAACTTTGATTCTACAATGCTTAATGAAAGCTGCATATTAGAATACATCTCTGATGGAATGGAGGGAGGAGATGATTCTCAAGTTTCAGTGAACAAACTTTTTGAAGATTACGTTTACGCTTATATTGAGTATGCTATTTTAAATAGCAAATTTAATGTTCAAGAGTATATTATCAATAGAGCTAGAAAAAGAAAAACAGCTCTACTTAGAAATGCAAAAATTAGATTAAGCAATATTCATCCTGGAAGATTATTAATGAATCTTAGAGGAGAGAGTAAGTGGATTAAATAAAGATGGCAAACATTCAAAGAAATTTTATCGCTGGCCGTATGAACAAAAGCCTTGACGAAAGGCTTGTTCCGAATGGTGAGTATATTGATGCGTTAAATGTAAGACTTGGTTCTACGGAAGGCTCTGAAGTTGGTTCTGTAGAAAACTCAAAGGGTAATACCATTCTTACGACATTAATGTTTGATAATATTGAATTAAGCAATAATGCCAGGTGTATTGGAGCTTTTGAGGATGGGGCTAATGAGACTATTTATTGGTTCGTACACGACCCTGCTTTTACAAGTAGTCCAACTAATAAACTAGATTTAATAGTTTCTTATAATACTAATACTGCTAACACAACTTACAATGTAATAAGCACTAATGACGGAACTAATTTAAATACTACATTAAATTTTAGTCCTTATTATTTAATTACTGGTGTAAACCTAATAGATGATTTGTTGTTTTTTACAGACAATATAAATCCACCTAGATATATTAATATAAACAGGAGCTACAATGCTCCTAGTTCAGCACCCTCTTATCTTGATGGGTTTTCTTCTGAAGCTTTGTTGGTCATTAAGAGACCTCCTATCGCGGCTCCAAATATTCAAACATTAAATCTTCAAGGCCAGCAAGATGATTTTTTAGAAGAAAGATTTATATCGTTTGCGTATAGGTATAAGTATAGCGATAATCAATACTCTGCAACTTCGCAGTTTAGTGAATATGCGTTCACACCTTCATCATTTAATTTTAGTTATAATAGCTATTTGAATGAGGGTATGAAAAATACCAAGAACGCTGCAATAATAACTTTTAACACAGGCAGTTCTTTAGTTACTGGAGTGGAACTTTTATTTAAAGAGTCTACAACAAACAATATTAAAGTTATTGAGTTTCTTGATAAGTCAACATTAGGATATTCTGATAACACAGATTATAGATATACATTTGACGACAGAAAGATATTTACTCTTTTACCTGATTCAGAGATACTAAGACTATACGACAATGTACCTAAGATAGCTAAGGCTCAAGCAGTCATGGGTAATAGGCTCGTATACGGAAACTATAAAGAAGGATATGATTTAAAAGATAAGTTTAATCAAGATTTAAGATTAGAGTTCTTTGCTAGTTTAAATAGTACGGTAATAGCTACATCTGATTTGATAGATTCTACTGGTTCTGGATACTACTCGATTGGCCCAACTCCTTCTACAATAAATAATTCTATAGTATATTTTGATTTATCAAATCAAGACGGAACAACAATAGAATTAACAGCTGGGTCTAGTATTACTTTAGACTTTACGATAGTACACGGTCAGTTTACTGGAACTACACCTGGAGCAACAACTTCAAATGTCGACATAGTATTTGATTATACTTTACCCACATATTTTCCTAACGCATATTCTCTTGCAACAAGCACAGATTTTATTGAAAAAATAGGAACGATTGCAAATATACAGACTGTCGTTAATTCTTGTAATGGAGCTACTTTAACTGACCAGGTTAATTGCGCATTACCATCAACATTAGGGACATACACAAAAACAGCAAGTGGTATAAGTAATACAGGTGAGCCTATTGGAATTATAGCCTCTCCAGCAAGCAACACTATTGGTCTTCAGCTAATAGCAATGAATTATGTTGACGGGGCTAATAATGCTTATGAGTTTTATGAGGTTAACAGTGCAACTGCTAGTTTTAGAAATACTGATACGGTTAGAAGCCTTCATAGCAACAGAGGTTATGAAGTTGGTATAGTATATATGGATGAATTTAACCGCTCGTCTACGGCTCTTGTAAGCCCAAATAATACGATACAGATACCTTGTGCTAATTCAATAAATAAAAACGAACTACAGGTTACTATACCACCTCAGCAGTTAGCTCCAAGTTGGGCTACTAGGTATAAGTTTGTATTAAAACCAACAGAGACTACATATGATACTATCTACTCTAGTATTTATTTTGAAGACCCTGGAAGTAATGCAACATACTTTTTACTAGAAGGTGAGAACGCTAATAAGGTAGAAGAGGGAGATAGATACTTTGTTAAGTCTGACAGTAATGGACCTATACTTAGATGTGTAGAAGCTACTGTATTAGAAAAAGAAAATAAGTCAGCAGATTTTATTACTCCATCAAATGGTTCAGCTGTTCCGTCAGGAACATATATGAAAATTAATCCAAACAATTTTTCTACAGTAAAAGAACTTAATGATATAATAACTCCAGGCTCTGATACAGCTATTGAAAACAATGCGGGAGATTATCCGATATTGGTGTATCCAATGAATCTTGATGTACCTGACCCTAATATTGCAGGCAGTACGCATACTGATTATAATGTTCCTGCGGGTAGTAGAATTGTTATATCTATAAGGCAAGAAAGATTAGGGGTTGGTAAAGGAAATGCTAAATGCGAAAGAAGAATTAGTGAACTGAATGTAGAGCTTGTATCTTCAACTACATACGACAATATGCAGGATTGGTGGAATGGAGACAACGCAGAGGCGGTATTAAGTGATGCGGTAACAGAAGTAGGAGGAAACACAGGAAGCATCTCTAATGTTTATGAGCCCGCTACAGCCGCAACTAAACAAGATATATCTACTTCCGAAGGAACAAACTACTACAAGTTTTTTAGAGACACCGCAACTAATGAATTAGCATTATTAATTACAGGTACTGTAAGATGTGGTGGTACATTGTCAAGAGCAAAAAGACGCTCTACCGTTACAGCAGACATACAGGTATATAGAGCCGATTCTATTATAGTATTTGAAACACAGCCTACAGACGCGCTTGATAATGTATGGTATGAAAACCACCTTTCATTTAATGTAAGCGCAGATGGAATGCATTCTGGAAACGTACAAACACAAACTTCAAGCCTGTCCGCAATAATTGATACAGAGTTTTCTGATTGTTTTGCGTTTGGTAATGGTGTAGAAAGTTATAAGATATTAGATTCAATTGTAGGTAAGACTAAAAATATAGGCGAGCGCGTAACTTCTACGTCTAATATGGATTACAAAGAGTCACATAGGTTTGCTGATTTAACATATAGTGGGGTTTATAACGATGAGACCAACGTAAATAAACTAAACGAGTTTAACCTAGGTCTTCTTAATTTTAAACCATTAGAAGACTCTTATGGCCCTATTCAATTATTAGACGGAAGAAAAACAGACATACTTACTTTACAAGAAGACAAGATATCTTATGTGTTGGCTGGCAAAAATTTACTTAGTGATGCAACTGGGGGAGGAGCTGTGACTTCTGTTCCAGAAGTATTAGGCACACAAATAGCAAGATTAGAAGATTATGGTATTAGTGAAAACCCGGAGAGTTATGCTTCATATGGACCTAACAAATATTTTACAGATGCCAAGCGTGGAGCGGTAATAAACTTAATAGGTGGAGCGTATAATAATGAGCAGCTTCAGGTTATATCAGAGGCTGGTATGCGCTCGTGGTTTAGAGACCTTTTT